CTTCTCGCGGTGTAGTTTTGTATTCTACCTCGTCTGCACATTCGCAAAGTTTTCTGCCTTCTAATTGTTGTATTCTACCTTGTAGGTAAACTATAATATCTTTATATTCTTGCTCCGTCATGTAATCTCCTTTTTTTGGGGGTAAGCTTCTAGCTATACACCAAGTAAGATATACATTTCAACCTCTTTTATTTTTGGGATAACTTGTCCCCGATTGCCCATATCATCACCGCGATAAATCCTAATATCACCGTGATAATCGTAAGTAATCCTATAATCCAAATCATTGGTCCCTCACCGTAATATTATTTAGCAACAATGTTACAAGTGGTTCCTCTTTAAATAAAACATTATCAGCTTTGATTTTTGTTTTTTTGGCGATGTAGTTTTGAAGAAAGCTCATGTCTATTGAATCTGCGTCTCTAGATATCGGAACACGGAGACATTTAAAGGTGCTATTTTTTTTATAACGAGCTAGTATGCTAAACCAAACATCTCTATATTTTTCTATTTCGCCCTCAAACAAATGAGCTGGCAAAGATTCATTTACAGATGCATTAATTACAATCGCTTGTCTTTTCATTCCTTTAGTGCTTCTATCTTTTCTTGAACGTCTGGTTCTCGTAACGCTCGGTTTACTTTATCATCAAGCGTGTATATCTTTACGATTTCATCTACACTATCACCTCTGTCAATCATATACTTAAACATGTCACGTTGAGATTTAGTTAGATTGTCTGATAGTTTTTGTCCTTTGTAGATCATGTTAATCCTCTATCCATAAATTATGTTTTTCATACAAGTGCCATAGTTCTTTTGCATTGTAAACTTTATCCTCGTATTCAAACTCAAGTGGATAAGTTCCAAAATGTTTATAGTGGTCTTTTATAAAATTTCTTAATTCTGATATCATGTAATCTCCTTCATTGTTTTCGCCATGGCATTAGCTCTGTTTGGTGTTTGCTTTGCCCACCGTGAGTCTAGCATCTCGAAACTCGCGCCTATATAATTCTTTTCTGCTAACGCTTTCCACATGTTACGGAACTTTGATACACCGTTCTTACCTAGCTGGAATACCATCTCGACGATTATTTCTTGCGCTATCTCGTCGATGTCTGTGCAATCATGTTCTTCTTTTAGTTCTCTTGCTCCCTTGATCGCGTTTTGTAGATCGTCAAGTAATATGTCCATTAAGAATTTTTCTTCGTATTCTTTATCGTCCTCCCAAAAATCTTCAACGCAAAGATGACCTACGCCCACGGTTCGCTTACCAAGTGTATCGAGGTAAACTTTATTACGATACCCTTCGTGTTTCTTTACTGATTCTAATAATCTATCCATGTTCATACTGCCCCTCTTTCATTTAGTCTTTCTTCTTTTAAAAATGTTACTGACTTTACCCAACCATTAGGTATAGCTATGTGTCTCCCGCCTTCTTTATCACCGTCACATTCTGCATAGTCCGACATGATAACTACTTTCTCATTGTTTCGTACTACCATCACCATACCTATTGTATCTTTTTCTTAGGATATTGCTCACACGTTCCCACTTATTCCTAATTGCGTATTCCTTCGCGGTGCGCGGATCACGGAGCGCCTTGGCGTCAAGCTTATCTTTTAGTCTAATTAGTCTTGCTTCAAGATTCATTCTAAAACACCCACTAATTTAGCTTGCTCATAGTCGCCTTGTTCTAACAACAAGTCACCATCTATATCAATACCACCTTTCTCTATTAATATTTTTCTTGCTTCTTCTTCACTTTCAGCATTTACCTCATAATAATAAGTGCATGGTACATCAAATTGATATCTTTTAATCATAATTTTTCCTTTCTGTTTCTTCCAATCTAGGCGGTGAAGGGATCACCGCCCATCTCAGAAGGAATATATGAAAATATTCATTTAGGATAATATACTAATTAATGGGATGTGTCAAGTAAATAATTTTGGGTAGTTCACAGGAACTTTTGATTGCTTTGTGTAATTTCAAACACAATCCTCTCGGTACTACCCAGACCGTCATCAAGGTATCGTTAATGAATAAATTCGCTCCTCCTCGATAATCTTTGTGAGTAGGGGGATTCTTTGACTACCCCCAACCTTTTCGCGACAAGTCAACTTTATATGAGTTAACTACTACTTCAGTACCACCCTCAGACCCTTCAGACATTTGTCCATATCTTTCTTCAAGTGTGCCTTACTACCTCGTTACAGTTGTTCAGCCATACTCTGAGATTTTTGCAACAATCTCATTTAATATAGGATATAGTGTAACTTAATGGGAAAGTCAAGGATAAAAATGCACATATATAGTTTTAAAAGTAATTTTTTTATTTTTTTTTTAAATTTTTCCAAAAACCACGTAACGACGTTTCAGTAGTATCTACTTATTGAAATACAACGCTTTTTTTGTAACTTGGACCAAGTTACACCACGTTACACCACGTTACACCCTAGATGCGTTTTTTCATATAAAAATATAACTTTTTTAATATAATATAGATTGTAATACTACTATAGGAGTATTATAACACTATAAAACAAAACATATGGAAAAATCTGAGAAAAAATTAACGCCAAAGCAACAGGCATTTGTAGAAATCTTTGTCAAAGAGAATGGTCGCTTGACCGCCACAGAATGTGCAAAGCAAGCTGGGTATTCTGAGAAGTCTGCCATCAGCCAAGCGTCTGTCATGCGTAATCCTAAATACTTTCCTCACGTCGTAAAAGCTATTGAAGATTTACAGCGTGAGTATGCGGAAGCTAGTAAGATAGACTTTGTAAAACATTCTAGGGAGTTAGCTCGTCTGAGAGATCAAGCTGTTATTAACGGTCAGATCGGTCCAGCCGTAAATGCTGAATACCGTCGCGGTCAGCTCGCTGGATTTTATGTTGACAGAAAAGAAGTAGTAACCGCGTCGCTCGATAATATGTCAAGACCAGAACTTGAAGCAAAGTTAAAAGAGATACGCGATCATAATGTTATTAACGGTGAATCTATTGGCGTTGAGGTTAAAGAATTAAAACAAATTAATCAAGAATTTGACGATACCGAAAACTAAAAACAACAAATAAATAAAAGTTAATATTAATAAAAATATTGGTGCAACTAATTTTTCTGATGTTGATTTAATTACCTTTCTCGTATGATTGTCTTTCATCACCAACTTATCTTATATGCTGATGTGTCGTGCTTGGTGGCATGGTTTCTACATACAATACTGCAATATCTCTCAAACTTACCCATCTTCTTTTCTTTACCGCAACGAAAACATTTTCGTAAACGTAATTCTTTTACTGCCTTTGGTTTACTCATGTTGTAATAATCGGGTTTATCCAAACTCATCTACGCCCTCCAAATATAATTCTATCTTATCTTTTAAATCATAACTATCTTCTGCTATTATTGTATGCGCCTCATCTATGTTATGATTAAGCCATCTAATAATATGTTTTATTAATTTATCTTTGTCTATTTTGTCCACGGTGTCCATAATCTTGCCTTTTCCCCTTCCCATTCTACTTCTATAACATTATCCTTTAACCATTTTTTTATCACGGCTAACAAATACTCGCCTGATTCTGTAAGACTAGCGTTGTCGTCAATATATTTTTCCAAGTCGCTATCACACATAAATTCAAAAAACACATTCATTAAATCACTTGCTTTTTGCTCTAGCTGTTCGTCTGTCATGGCTCAACTCTTTCTGGATCAAAACTATAATCTACTTCATAATCAAAATAATCTTCATCTAAAAAGCTATCCATGTTCCAATCTAGATCATGGCTTTCTTTTGCGATATCTATTGCTTCTTGTTCGTTTTCAGCTTCAACAAATGTTGACATAATTGTTTTTTGTAAAGCTGATATTCTATACTTATACTTTTTCATAATTATCCTTTCTTTTTTATTCATTATCATTTTGTTCTTGACTTGTCAATTAATTAGGAATAGTTAGGACATGTGTTGGCAATGAGGTGTAGTCCTTACTCGGTTGATCAGAAGTCCGTTCTACACTTCCATACACAAAAATGTTTAATTGTGTTCCCCAACGTAAGATACTGAGGGATTGCAGTAGACAACGGTGTTAGGCATATTGAAATTTATTTCAAAGGTAGGGTGGCAATCACATGATTAAACAAAGCGTAAGCGACGGAGTTATTCGGATAAGTCTTACGCAAAATTAAGAAAGGGATATTATGATAAGTTTAAAAGAGATAGAAAAAAAATATTATCCTATTTATTGGCGAATAGTTACAGATAATGAAGATGATATTGAAATAAAAGACAGGCACGGTAAGATAATTCCTAAAAACTCTAAAGTGTATGCTATGGAAAGAGATTTTATTGAAGAAAAAATATCTAAAGAATTACAATTTAGCGGTGAGATTATTTGCATATGAGTATTACTTTTGTTTACCGCGATGAAAATAATAAAGTTCAAGTTAAGAAGATAGAATATGAAGAAGTTAAAAAAGATTTGATTAAATATTTATCCCATGATATTAGGAGTATTATAAAGGAGAAAGAAGAAGATGAAACAATTAGTAACATTTGAAGTTCGAGATGGGGAAAATGAGTATCGTGATTATGGTATTTATGATCACAAATATTCTGATGAGGAGATCATTAAACATTTTTACGGTTTAGATAATCTTGATGAAGAAAACGGTTGGTATTGGAAAGATACAAGTATTGTTAGAATTAATAATGCTGAAGATATTGACCGTGATAAAATTAAAATAATGAGAAATTACGGAGTAGCTTATGAACATCGTATTTAAGTCGGGCGATTATGTTTCTGTCCCGATGACAGAAAACTTATTTTGGAATAGGGTTGGTTGGCTTCGTCACGGTATGCTCACGGCGGAAAGTTTCGAATTTAGATTATTATACTTTCACAAGCTACAAGAATTAATGAGGTTTGTACCATGAAGTTTTCACGGTCTAAAAAAATTGCTAAAATTGATTATTCACAGATCGTGAAAGATAGCCCAAGAAT